TTCTCCCTTTTGGTACTGACAATGTAACCTGATTATCTAGTCTGTCAAGAAGTTTTTTTAAATTCCCATGCGCCGCCGCCGATCCTGCATACGCTTGCGAGACTGATCATATAGGTCGCGATCAACCACGTCCACACGCTCATAGTGCTGCCAGTGCGGGTGAATAATCGCCAGCGCCGCCAGCGCGCCGCGCCGATCTCCAGACTCAATATGCTCGCGATACTTGTTAATGGCGGCGCTAACAGTCATGTTACCTTCTCCTTTGGGGTACTGACAATGTAACCGACTATGAGAATCTGTCAAGAACTTTTTTTAGTTCTTAACCCTGGAAGGACCGCGAAGCTCATAATCTTTAATGTATTCAAAGCCTTGCGCATCCAAATTATCGATCAGCCGCTCCTCGGCGTCCTCGGCATTATAACCCCAAGCAACCACAGCGCTTTTGGGTTCACATTCGTCGGTTGAGATATAAGAAAAGCGATACAGGTAAAGAGTACCGTGCTTACCATTTTTGGTTTTATACATGCTCTTCTCCTTTGGGGTACTGACAATGTAACCGACTATGAGAATCTGTCAAGAACTTTTTTTAAACTACTAAACCAACCAGAAAACCATATACCAGCAGGCAAGAGTAAAAACAAGAGTCACAGCCGATAGAAAGTTGTCCACGTTGTCTCCCTTTCTGGTGCTAACAATATAACCGGCTGGTTAAATCTGTCAAGAAGTTTTTTTAAGAAATGATCTCGCTCATGTGCTTAATCGCAAAATCGTAGCGATTTGCAGTAGATAGGACGCCGCCCCAGCCGTTCTGGGTAGCTACGTCGCGCAAGCGCTGCTCTCGCTGGCGCTCTTCAGTAAGGAATTCGCTTATAAAATCGCGGACATACGACATTCCCTCTGGAGTGATCACATAACTTTCCCAAGAGCGGCTAGCAGGAGCGACAAGGTTTCGTCGATACAGCGCTCGAAGCGTCGAGATCGAAGCGACAGAGCTAACGCCAGACAAGTCAGGCGAGAAGGCTCCAGGGTTTGCAAGGCTAGCAAACTTCTGACGAACCAGACACCGGAGAGCGCGAGCTTGAGCAGAAGTGATATCCATGTTTTCTCCCTTTTGGTACTGACAATGTAACCTGATTATCTAGTCTGTCAAGAAGTTTTTTTCAGATACTCAAAACAAAAGCGAAAACCATGAGATAAGGAAGGCAGTAGAAGAGAACCGAAATAAAAAACCGCATGCTTTCTCCTTTCTGGTGCTGGTAATGTAACCGACTATGAGAATCTGTCAAGAAGAAAAATCTTTTTTCATAGCTTCAGACCTCGCGTCAAACATAGCCTGAGTATTTTGGTATGGATAATGGCTAGCCCAAATCGTACCGGAAGCGGGGTTGCGACCAATCCAGCGAGATTTACGATTACTCCACGCAAGCTGAATCCACTGCCCCGGACGGAGCTTAACCTCACCCGAATGAAGCTTTACGATTAGGTCGTTATCAACTAGAATGGTCTTGAAGTACATGCTCTTCTCCTTTCTGGTGCTGATAATGTAACCGACTATGAGAATCTGTCAAGAACTTTTTTTTGTGATTAAGATAATCCTGAAACTCAGCTTTGAAATGCTGCAAAAATCCTGTTTAAAACAAAGTTAAAAGTATCCCGATCTGTATCTTCTTGCGCGATCATTGCAAGAAGTCTGGCAATTTCTGATTTTGTCATTCTTCGTTCTCCTTTTCTTCTTCAGCTTTCTTAATCAGATCCATCAAAGTGCAGGCAGTATGCCACTTTTTATCAAAATCTTCTACAGTATGTTTCATTCCAAGAGCGCGTATATGTTCCAAAGCATGGAAGTTTCTACGGATCTCTCTGACATTTAGGGTGATAGTGATCTCGTCGTTGTTCATATTCTTCTCTCTTTAGCATAAACAATATAACCCGCTGGTTAAATCTGTCAAGAAGTTTTTTTAGCTGTTCTCTTATTCTTCCCAACTTACGCAATAATGGTTAGCACCATAACTAGTGCGTAGCCCCTGCTCTCTCAGAAGAAAGAGCGCCTGATTTAGTGCATCATCAGCCCAAGCGGGAAGCTCTTCACATAAAATAGACTCCTCATCTTCTGGAAAGGCAGAAGCATACGCGCCTTTCAAACTAAAAACGATCTCCTCTTCACCGACACTAGCCGCATCACGGCAAAATTGCTCAATCTTGTCGTAAAAGGCTTGCACATGCATACAAGAAGCGGTTTTAGCTGCGGCAGTTCGCTCACGAAGTTCTTGGGCAAGGTTCATAGTTTTTCTCCTTTGGGGTAATGACAATATAACCGACTATGAGAATCTGTCAAGAAGTTTTTTTAGTCCTCTTCAAACACGTCAGGATCGATATATGCCGGGCTTACGTCGCCGGGGAGAATAAGCATTACCTCCTCCCAATCTTCAGCGAGGCGGCTCGCCTCGCGGTATGCGTCGTTAGGGCTAGACTGGCTATACAGGCATAGCGGGCGAGTGAAGGTCTTCGCGAAATTATCGATCAAAATCGCAGTATAAGTCATGCTCTTCTCTCCTTTTGGTACTACCAATTTAACTTGCTATGAGAGTTTGTCAAGAAGTTTTTTTAGATTCGATCTCGCCAGCTATCGTCATCAGGGGATGAAGGAACATAATCATCCTGCCAATGTCCATAAATCCGCGTATGGTCCTCAACTTCAGGATCGGTAGAAGTGCGAGAACTTGAATCTGGCGAACTGCAATGCTCCTGAGCTTCTTCCAGCGTCAATCCATCAGCGATAATGATATTGGAAACACTTGGAGCATCATAAAAGCGAACAATCATATAGCTCATGTTCTTCTCTCCTTTTGGTACTGACAATATAACCTGATAGTTCAATGAGTCAAGAACTTTTTTTAGATTTTGATCATGCCAGCTTTAATGGGATCAAAATCATCATCAAAAACAGTAGCTTCGTTGTATACAGCGTCGGTCAGGTTAGCGCATCTCAGGTCAGCGCGAAGGTCAGCGCTGGACAGGTTAGCGCCAGTCAGGTTGGCGTGGTACAAGATAGCGTTGGTCAGGTCAGCGCCGGTCAGGTCAGCGGTTCTCAGGTCAGCGCTGGTCAGAAAAGCGCAATACAGGTCAGCGTCAATCAGGTTAGCGTCAATCAGGATAGCGCGGTACAGGTTAGCGGATCTCAGGTTAGCGCCGGTCAGGTTAGCGCATCTCAGGTCAGCGCGGGTCAGGTCAGCGCGGGTCAGGTCAGCGCGGGTCAGGTCAGCGCTGATCAGGTTAGCGTAATACAGGTTAGCGTATCTCAGGTCAGCGCCAGACAAGCTAGCGGATCTCAGGTTAGCGGATCTCAGGTTAGCGCGGGTCAGGTCGCTATTTGAAAAGTCAGCTTCTTTCAAGTCAGAGCCTTCAAAGTTAAAGTTTTGAAACCAGCCGTTTGATAGATTCATGACCTTTCCTTTATGGTGTCAACAATATAACCTGCTAGTGAGAACTGTCAACCTTTTTTCTACAAGCCTTCTTAGATTTTTCGGCTCGCTTGTTTTTAGCCGTATATGCACGCCGGTTATGAGCATGCACGGCGAGCCAGTTACGAGACTTAATCTTCTTCACTTTCTTCATTTTCTTCAACCTTTGCGAGATCATATCTCGCTTTTAGTAGAATATCAGGGATCCAGCTTTGTCTACCATTTTGAAAAATCAAGTATTCTACACGTCTTAGGGATTTCTTTTGCCACATTCCAGGCTTTTTACCGTAGATGGATTTATGCCGACGATTTACCCGGATCTCCAAAACAATCGCCGGTTCTCCTCCGTCTACTGGTATCAACAAATCTCCTGGCTTTGGATTATTCATTTTTCTTCTCTCATGAGACTATATAACACTTCTTCAGAGAAGCGCAAGGTCTTTTTCTTTTTTTCAAAATAAACTTCGTAAGAACCTTTATGATCGTTATTTGTAATATAGCCTACGCCAAGATGTTCAGATACTATAGCGCTCAAGCTTTTGTTGTAAACAACTAGCTCGCCTAAGAAAAACTTAGGCGAGCAACCCTCAACGCTCACAAGTTAGCTCTCAACCTTGATTAGCTTGACGATCTGGTCAGCGATCAGGGGGTGAATCGCCTTCACAAGTGAGATATTGTTAGCAGCGCCCATCACAGCCCAAAGCTTGAGAGCGACCTCAGAGGGAAGGGCGATGAAATACTCAGCGAGGTTAACGATCCGATCCTGACTCCAATCAGACTCCGAGAAGATGCCGGAAGCAGTAAGCTTTTCGACCATAGCGGAGTGATCGTTGATCCCCCAAGAGCTAGTACGGTCAATCTGTCCCCGGTCAATCAGATCTTCAACCGACACTTGATACTGATAGTTGTTGACAAAATCGCGAAGCTTGATAGCCGCTTCGAAGCCAACAAAACCCATAGCAAGGTTGAAGAGCACATTTAGATCTGCGCCTTGCTTAAAGACGTTAGCACTAGTACCAACTCCATTGAAGCGAACCCAGGAGCGGCGAGAAGGGTAAACTTTGTTAGGCTCGTGCTCGCCGCCGTGCTCAAGGTGAGCACGCTCCGCGTTGATGAAATCCCAAAGGATAGGATCAACCTTGCCATTCGCCCAATTGAGCCAGTCTTCAACGGACGGCTCAATATCATAGACTGTCCAGCGGTCAAGTTCAGCAGGGTCCATTTCACCAACCTGATACTGCGCTCCATTTTCACCACCATTGACAGCGGCGAGCACAAGGGTTCCTGGGTGAAGATGCCAGCCGTTGATCTTGCGAGAGTCAGTCAACTCGAAAAGCCCTTGTCGAACCTCCACAGTCGCGCGGTCAACTTCATCCAAGAAGAGAACAACCGGCTCAGTGCAAGCGGTGACAAGCCAATCGGGCGCATTCCACGTTGTAGCCTTGCGACCATCGGAGAGGTCGGCGGTGTCGGGAAGACCAAGCAGATCACCTTCTGTCATTTGAGAAGCGCGGCGCTCTACCACGTCGAGCCCACGTCGTGCAGCGGTCTGATAGACAACTTCAGACTTACCGACACCGTGGCGACCACGGATAAGGACCGGGAAACGAGCGTCAAGAACGTGGTCAATAAAACCAAGGAAGGTTGCAAAGTCGATGGTAGCCATTTCTACTCTCCTCTTTAGTACATAGCTAATGTAGCTTGTTTGGGTTTGTCTGTCAAGAACTTTTTTATTTTTTTAAAGTTCTTCTCTCTCGTTCATTTACAATATAACCTGATAGTTCAATCTGTCAAGAAGTTTTTTTATTCTTCTGAAAAGTCAATCTCGTTGAAGGCTTCTCGCAATGCGTGCTCCCAACCATCTACAAAGTTTTGACTATTCGAGGTAGCCCAAGTTACTATAGTGCTTCGCCACCCGTTTTCAATAGAGAATCCGTATCTATCCCCTTCCTTGAAGAAGACAATGACATAGGAGCATCCACCAGTTTCAACGTAAGTCTCAATATCGAAATAGTGTTTTGTAGCCGAAAGAACAGCATTAATCTCATCTTCAAACATTGATAACTCCTCTTGTCTACAACAATATAACATGCCGTGGTAGGCTGTCAAGAACTTTTTTTAGACTTTGATCATGCGAGCCTTAATGGGATCAAAATTAATAGGAAAAACAGTAGCTTCACTGTATTTAGCGCGGGTCAGCTTAGTGCGGAAAAGGTCAGCACCTCTCAGGTAAGCGCCAATCAGGTAAGCGCCGGTCAGGCAAGTGTATGACAGATTAGCGTATCTCAGGTTAGCGCTGGTCAGGTTAGCGCCGATCAGGTAAGCGCCGTGCAGGTTAGCGCCGGTCAGGTAAGCGTATCTCAGGTTAGCGCTGGTCAGGTTAGCGTTGGTCAGGTTAGCACCTCTCAGGTTAGCGCCAATCAGGTAAGCGCCGTGCAGGTAAGTGTATGACAGATTAGCGTTGGTCAGGTTAGCACCTCTCAGGTTAGCGCCAATCAGGTTAGCGTCGGTCAGGTCGCTATTTGAAAAGTCAACTTCTTTCAAGTCAGAGCCTTCAAAGTTAAAGTTTTGAAACCAACCGTTTGATAGATTCATGACCTTTCCTTTTTGGTGCTAACAATGTAACGCGCTGCGAGAATAAGTCAAGAACTTTTTTAATTAATCGCGATCACCCGCTCATTTGTCTGGAAATACGGGCGGCTAGCTCCGTTCTGATCGGTTAGCCACATGCGCTGGCATCGACTGGCAACAGGCTTAGGAGCCATCATATCGGTCAGGATGATGTGACCGTCAAAATTACGTTCATTGACATAGTTAGTTGGGGCGTTGAAGCAAGTGCCACCAGTCAAAACGCGCTCCCAAACACGACTTTCGCCGCGCTTCCAAGTGTAAACCTTGTCTTCAGCTACCTCAGTATCAAACGGGATCACAGTAAACTCCGCGATGGTCGCCAAATTGTTAAGTTCACTAAAGAAAGCAGCGAGCATAGCGTCAGATACAGAGCCAGACTGATCGATGCTGATAGCGATCTTAGCGTGTCGCCGCACGCGCTTACCGGGGTGAATCTTGGGGAAACGTCGATTGATACGCCTGGGTGTAGAGCGCTTATCGGCGCGCTGAGAAGTCTTGACAAAGTATCTCAGGACAGAGCGCCAGTCAATATGAGTAGCGATTGAATCCATGATACGCTTGCGCATCGACGCCGAGACAGAGCCCCAATTGTTAGACTTTGAAGCCTCTTCTGCTGCATCCCTCACAGCTTGCTTTAGACGCTCGGCAGCTACAGCAGCGTCAGTCCCGGAAGCCTGCCCAAAACCCTCGTGAGAGTCCATAGAGTCTACGTCGCCAAGCCCGTCGCCGCCACCATCGCCGCCGCCGCTGTTCGGATCCTGTTCAAACTTTTCTTCAAGCATTTGCTTGTAATACTCATAAGACTTTTCGGAAGGGAAATCCGCGAACATTCCTTCGCCGGGGATACAGCCCCTCATAGGCTCGGAGGAGCCAGGAAGTACAGGACCGGGGCAAGACTCACCAGGGATCTTGTTACGCATTTCAGGCAGACCATTGATCGCAAGGTCCATAGCGATATTGTCAATCTTCTGAATACCCCCTTCTGGCTTACGGAGAAGAACATGCTCAAAGATAATGTGATAAAACTCATGCATTAGCACGCCAAGCTTGTGTTGCTCGCTCAGTTGCGCAAAAAACTCAGGGTTGTAAAGCAACTCAAACTGTTGACGATGCTCATTAAAGTGAACACCGGCAGTAGGCAGCGCCGTGCTAGCGGTCTTGTCAATACGCCGAGACAGGGCAGCAAAGAATGGCTCTTGTAGAAGCAGGCGCGCAGTATGCATGTTGAGGTCAAAGTTTTTGTTCTTCATGCTCTTCTCCTTTTTGGTATTTACAATATAACCTGCTATGAGAATCTGTCAAGAACTTTTTTTAAGGTTTTCTAACTTCTTTCCAGAAGTCTAAGATCTGCCGATCTTCGCCGGAAAGCCAACCATCAGGAATGTCAAAATCACCTGGAATTGCAGAAATATTTTCATCAATGCTGGGGGTTCGAAGCAGATGCGATGATGTTCTCGCTGAAAGGCTATTAAGGTCCACAAAATTCCAGCATGCAAGTTTTGGATCCCACATGGGGAAAGTGCCATTTACTTGGGGCAGTCTAAAATACGAGACTGCTGTGCGACCAATATCATAAGATGGTCGAGTGAGAACATAAACAGCATGTCGGCTGTAGCTGCCACAATGGCAGGTGGTGAGCTTAAGAGAAATAGACTCAAGCAAATGCGGCATTCTAACAGACTTGCCATTATACCTTGTATATGCGAAGACCAGCGACCCAGGACCGATACCAGCCTCTTGAAAAATCTTAATGATACCAGACCTATACTTTGCATTTTCGGCATAAGCCTTTTGCAAATCTTGGTTCAAAATAGGGCAATTTCTACGGTTATGGTCAAAACTACCGTCGAGCACGCCTTTCCAGTTACAGTAACTGCAACGCCGCTTATTGACGACGGTGACCTCGGTGGTGTCCGCTACACGGGTCTGAATACCCGAAGGACAAGTGCGTCGGTTATGTCCGGTGTTTCCACAGTATCCGCAGCGTCTAGCCATTTTGAGGCTCCTTCTTTCTTGTTCTTTTGCAATATAACCGACTGCACAAATCTGTCAAGAACTTTTTTAAGGTTTTCTTGAATTTCTCCAAAGCTGAGAGATCGCAGGATTATATCCTGCCAACCATGAATCAGAAGCGTTAAAACTTCCTGCTGTCAAACATGCATTATGGTTGATATGCCTGTCAAGCGTATAATGGGATACAGTTTTGATCCATTGACTTGCATCTTCATCCCAAATCCAAGTTTCACCATTAACAATCGGCATAAGGGCGTTGATTTGCCGGAATCGACCGATTTCGCTCAATGGGCTTGCTGTGAAAGCAGGAAGCCAGCTACCAACATGAGTTGAAAACGTATCCCAAGACAAAGAACGAATAATATAGGGTCTTTCGCAAGCTACGTATTTGTTGTCCGCAGACCAACCATATTCGCTCCTGACAATCAGCGAGCCAGGACCAACACCATTTTCTGACAAAATTTCAATTGCGCCTTTGCGATAGATTGAGTTAATGCGGTACGCTTCTTGCAAGTCTGCCTTTAGGGTCGGGCAGTTTCTACGGTTATGGTCAGAGCTACCCTCATAAATGCCTTTCCAATTACAGTAACTGCAACGAGGCTTAGGATCTCTTTTTTTAGCTTCGTCTGAACGCCGAGGACAAGAGCGCCGGTTATGACCAGCACCGTAACACCATGAGCAGTTTGCCATTTTTTTAGGCTCCTTCTTTCTTGTTCTTTTGCAATATAACCGACTGCACAAATCTGTCAAGAACTTTTTTAGGTTTTGATCATGTCAGCCTTAACAGGTCCAAAACCGCCAGGAAAAACAGTAGCTTCGTTGTATACAGCGTTGGTCAGGTTAGCGGATCTCAGGTTAGCGCCAGACAGGTTAGCGGATCTCAGGTTAGCGGATCTCAGGTCAGCGCCGGTCAGGTCAGCGCCGGTCAGGTCAGCGCCAAACAGGTTAGCAGATCTCAGGTCAGCGCCAGTCAGGTCAGCGCCAGACAAGCTAGTGCGGGTCAGGTTAGCGTCTCTCAGGTCAGCGTCTCTCAGGTCAGCGTCTCTCAGGTAAGCGCCATACAGGTTAGCCAATCTCAGATCGCTATTTGAGAAATTGACTTCTTTCAAGTCAGAGCCTTCAAAGTTAAAGTTTTGAAACCAACCATTTGATAGATTCATGACCTTTTCCTTTGTGGTGCTAACAATATAGCCGGATATGAAAACCTGTCAAGAAGAAAATAAAAAAAGTAGCTGAGAGGATAAGCCGCTGTTTTCGCCGCGTAACATCGCTATCCGCCCTTTAAATTTGCCTTTACGTAAAAACACACCTTACGATTGGCTTGGTTCGTTGACGGCTATGAACCAAATAATAGCATATCTTTACCCTCTCAGCTACATAAATTTAACTTTTCTTTCTCTTGCGAGTGGCGTTCTTTAGGTAACGCTCCTCAATCTCAACAGGAGCAACCCCGCCAATCGGCAACACTTCATACAATTTGTTACCAACGCATGCGTTTTGTGGAACGCGAGAATTAGAACGAATAACTAAACCTAAATTTGTTGGAAAATGCTTGCTGGTTAGTCTCGGCGCAGTATCACGAAGGCTAACCATTTCGCCGCTTTGCCATTGAGGCTCGCTGTTCCAGCCCAAAAGAATCTTGTTAGCGTATTTATTGTTACGAATACGCTCGTAGTCTCTCTGGCTCGGAACATGGTTTTCGGGATCTGCAAAGAATTCAGTTACTTGCTTAACGAAATAGCTTTCTGGCAAACTATGATAGTAAGTCATAAGAACGCGCCAATCTTCGCGCAGACCATCGTTAAAGGTATCACGAAAATCGTGAAAAGACTGGATAGCTGTATCCGAATAACGATCTTTAATCTGCCCAAGAATCTCATTTTGACGATCTGAAAGTTGACGACCAGAAACAACCTGCTGAACAACACTAATTACAAAACCCTGATCCCAGCTATTCGGATTAAAACTTTCAATTTTCCCTTGAAGAGCCTGAAGCTCACTGATTACGTCTTCAGAAGCGCTAGGTTCGGGACGAGTAGCATAGCGCTCTTCCATATTTACAAAAGCATTACGTCTACCAGCGGTTAGCGTTCCCTTACGCTGATAGTAGCTAAAAAGGCTCTCAGCAAAGTTCCGATCTCGATCGGACAGGTAGTCTTTTGCAAGAAGAGCGGTAAAGCGGTCGTGATAAGTGATGCGAGGCATTGGTTTTCTCCTTTCCGTCTTTTATAATATAACCTGATAATTCAATCTGTCAAGAACTTTTTTTTAGACTTTGATCATGCCAGTCTTAACAGGATCAAAATTAGTAGGAAAAACAGTAGCTTCACCGTATTTAGCGTATCTCAGGATAGCGTCATACAGGTTAGCGCCGGTCAGGTTAGCGCCGGTCAGGTTAGCGCCGGTCAAGTTAGCGTATCTCAGGTTAGCGTCTCTCAGGTAAGCGCCGTGCAGGTTAGCGCCATACAGGTAAGCACTACTCAGGTTAGCGCCAATCAGATTAGCGCCTCTCAGGTCAGCGCCTCTCAGGTTAGCGCTGGTCAAGTAAGCGTCGGTCAGGTCAGCGCCTCTCAGGTCAGCGTCGGTCAGGTTAGCGCTGGTCAAGTAAGCGCCATACAGGTCAGCGCCGTGCAGGTTAGCGCCAATCAGGTCAGCGTCAATCAGGTTAGCGTTGGTCAGGTCACTATTTGAAAAGTCAACTTCTCTTAAGTTAGCTTCTTGAAAGTTAAAGTTTTGAAACCAACCGTTTGATAGATTCATGACCTTTCCTTTTTAGTGCCAACAATATAACCAACTATGAGAATCTGTCAAGAACTTTTTAAGCAGAGGACACAACTTTTAACATCACAGATGGGATTTTCACTTTTGAACCATTCAACAGTAAGACAACCACATGAGGGTGGGCTGTATAAAATTTTATTTTCTCGTCAAGAATAATTCCAAGATCACCGATACGAAATAAAACGCTATTATACTTGCATTCTACTAAATCACCCGGATTCATTTGTTTCTCCGCTTTGGTTTTACCAATTTAACCGACTGCGATAAAATGTCAAGCACTTTTTTCTAAAGAAGAGATAATAGTTAAATGATTGATATAAAAGCAAATAATTTCACCGTTTGACCAGAGAATAGAATATGCGTCAATCTCTGGTGCTCCCAGCAATTCTTCTTTTTTTTGAACGATACCGACACCAAGTTTTAGTAGCTCTTGAGGAAACTTATCACTCACGCGAACCAAATCACCAGCCTTCATTTACACTCCTTACCTTGATAGATAAAGGGATTAAAAAGGTAAACTTCTTCAATAGGATAAGCGAACATTTGTTCTCCAACGAGAACAAGCCAGCTTTCAGTAATAAATTCCGATTTTTGAACTAAAACCAACAGCTTTCCTCTTATGGAGGGATAGCTCCAAGGATCTGCAAAAGCAATATCGCCAGCTTTCCATTTATTCATGCTTAGAGTATAACCTGTCTTAGAGACTTGTCAAGGATTTTTTAGCATTTCTATTGTGGAAGTTCAAAAAACTGTTCCAAATTTTACAAAAGGTCCGTTAGTTGCACTTATATGAAAGTCTCTTGGCTCTGACTCTCCAGCTTGTCGATGCCTGTAAATTTCTTGAACTCCCGGTACATACCCCGCTTCAACATAGAAATGTTCATAAGATCCTTTTAACCCAAGTTCGAATCCGGCTTGTACAGAGTAATCTAGATACTCCTCATTGTAGAGGATTCTAGACACATGGTTTTTGAATCCAAAAAATGGTTGAAAAGAATATCCATAACGAAAAGCGAAAGGTATAGCCACTCCTATTGCAAGACTAGAGCCATGAATAGGATCAGATGTTTCATAATATTTCAAGCCGTAGTAATAACTGTAACCTAGATTAAAATAAAACGCCTGACCATAAAGTCCAATTCCTCCACTAATGTATGGGGCGTCTTTCCCGCCGTTTTGATAATCATTGTAGAATGCAATTGGCTCCACCCAAAAGGCAAACTTAAAGTAATCTGGATCGTGGAAGCGATCTGCACCATAAAAGTCTTTTGGTGTTTCTTTAATCTTTCTTTCTTCGATTGCTATTGGCTCTTGCTTAGAAACTCCTTCATGATCCGCGCACAAAGCCTCTGATGGGACTCCTGGTATCTTTTGAATGATTTCCCCATCATTGCATGTAACAGTATTATCGGCAGATACAATCGATGTAAAAAGTAAGAAGAATGTAATCACTTTACTCTCCTAAGAAAGATAAGCCAAGAGTCTGAATCGAAATCAAGAAAAAGATGATTACCTTCAGAGTCTACAAAGTCTCTATTATAACCTATGTAGACCTCTTCATCGGAGGATACAATCAGCTTGCCTATAGCAATTTCTGGGAGGGCAAAGAAGCACTTTGTTCCAACATTGAAGGATGGTCCGTAACGGTCTTTGAAAAATGTAGAATCATTGATGTAGTCAAGAACCATATCATCTGGAACTAAAACTGTTCTGCCATTAGAAACTGTATAATCCCAATAATAGCTGCTTGTGAGATATGGATACGCCACTAATGGCTGGCAATTTTCTGTTCCCGCTTGGTACTCTCCAAAATCACCTATGGACTCACAGCCACCACTTACTAAATTTGTAGTTCTTGGATTTTCGTAAACAACTGTACCTCTATCTCCCTCAACCACTACAATCTGGTTGAGGCGGATCTCCCCATTGTCAGGAGGAATGATACACATGTCATATGTGCCAAGAAGCAAGTAGTCATTTGTTAGAATTCCCGTTGCCATAATCAAATCTGTTGATTCTTCGGGCTCTAAACTTCCATCAGCAGCCCGCTTTGTATTGTTGCAAAGCTGCTGCCATGATGTGCGAATCTCCCTAACAACAGGCTGAGGATTATTAACAAACTCAATAGATGGTCTTATAATTTCAGCATCTATTTCCAGAGCGTCAAATTCAATATCGGTAACTGGAGAATAAATAACTTCCTGCCCGAAAGCCATATTAGTAAAAAGAAGCCACATTAATTTAACTCCTGTTTTATAACCTGTCTTAGAGACTTGTCAAGAACATTTTTCTATATGTTTCCAAGAATTGTTCCAGATTGGCAGTATCTTACCATTCCATAGAACCATTCTTTCGTATTTGCGCCATTTATTTTTCTTTTCCCCAAGGTAAAGAAAAAACCTTGGTCCCGCTGTCGTCGCGCACCAGATATCTAGTTTACCCCCCACAATCGCAAACCAACGATCTTCTGTATCTTTTATTTGATAAAGACATCCGATTTCAAGTTCTTCCACTTTCATCTATTGCCTCAAGCAATACAACTTAAATGGTAGGAGCGGCGGGACTCGAACCCGCACGCCATTACTGGCACCTGATTTTGAGTCAGGGTCGTCTACCGATTCCGACACGCTCCCTTATGTCCTCTCTATTGTAACCCGACGATCGCGGGCTGTCAAAAAAAAAGCGACTCAGGTAGGACTCGAACCTACAATCGTTCGGTTAACAGCCGAAAGCATTAACCATTATGCTACTGAGTCAGAGTAACACACTTTAGCCGGTGTGCGAGCGGAAATTTGTAAAGTGAGCCCACCAGGAATCGAACCTGGAACCTGCGGATTAAGAGTCCGATGCTCTGCCAATTGAGCTATGAGCCCTTCTCACTCTTTTATTATAACCGAAAGAGTAGCGGTTGTCAAGAACTTTTTTTTATTCTTCGCGGTAGCCGTCGAACCAGTCTCCTAACTGCCTTGTACGACGGCGACCAACAGCGTTAGTGCAAGTGCGAGAAGAAGTTTCGGGATTTTGACAATGCTCTTGGGCTTCCTCAAGCGTTAGACCAGCTTTAATCACACGAGAGCGGATACCAGCACTGCGATAAAATCTAACAATAGAATACTTAGCCATTTTCTTTTTCTCCCCGTGGTTACAATATAACACTGTTTTTATTTGTTGTCAAGAAAAAGTTTTACTTTGTGATCTTCAGCATGTTGCTTTCTTTAACGCTCTTAATCGGATCCCGCGTCCAGTGGCGGGCACCTGAAATATGAATTAGCCAGTGACCATCATATGTATAACCATTATCGGATAGAAACTTCTTTTCCTTATCGGTCAACTTCATACTCCCTCCAGCTTGCTCAAAGAGCCAATAATGTTTTTAGTATCCAAAGCATGAATCTTGTCTACACGATACCAGTCGCTATACTTATCATAGTGGCGTAGCTGTAGAACCATAGCTCTATCTGCTTCAAACTTATGATCATCTACCCACTTGCAGCGGACATAGCGCCACCCGTTATCTTCTACACGCTCTTCAATAATCGTTCCAAACCTTAGCGTACCACCAAAGGTCGCCCATACGTTAGTTCCAATGTCCTTCATCATTCCTCCTTTTGATGTTTATAATATAACATGTATCTATGATCTGTCAAGCAAAAAAAGTTTCTTTAAAGTTTCGTCGTTTTCAAGATCCATAGTTGAACGCTGCAAACTAAACAAAGTAGGTGCAACAGTAAACGAATAAGTCGGGCGACCTCTCCGATATCCACCATGATACTTGACGCGAAATTTAATACTTACTTGCGGCTGCGCGTCGGCAAAACCAATAGGAATACGGTTATTTAGACCATACAATCCGTAACCATCGATTTGAATGCCGTCATTCCCAGCATAGTAAGTTTCAATCAAATCTACCGAAGAAAGACCAACCTCTGTTGCGTTCGCAAAAACAACATCAAATCCGCCATAACTATTTTGCGGGAAATAACTACCTAGCCATTGACGACGTAGAGAATTAGCAACAGAAAAGTTAAAAGTAGTGAAGTCAAAAGCATTTGGAAGTCGTGGTCTGATTGCATCCAAAATCTTTTGAGAAAGTTCTGCATTCTTACCGCTCTTAAAGCTCCAAGCGTTATTGGACCATTGAATCTGAAACTGTCCAAATTCTCCACGCTCACCAATCGAATTCTTGACTTCAATACAAAGCGGCTGACCTTGTGTGTTAATACGGATATCCTTAGCATTCTTATCAGAGCCAGCGGGATCCTCGCATTCAATATTAATGTTGTTTCGTGCAGCAAAAAGATTAATCATCGCCGCAAGCATTCGCTCGTAATGTCGCCCACCAGAGCCAGCCGCCATGTTATCCTCCTTTTTGATACTACCAATATAACCTGATAGTCTAATCTGTCAAGAACTTTTTATTTATCGTTAAACCAAAAGATTCCCAAAGCGATACCAGCCATTCCGCCTATCGCAACTGAAAGCGGAGTTAGAAAAACTATTAAAAGCTGAATCAAAAAGAAAAGTTCTTCATACCTCATGTTTTCTCCTCTCGCTGTTAATATAACAAGCTACAAGATTTTGTCAAGAAGAAAACTCTTCTTCCTCTAGCTTTTTTAGCTCTTTCTTGTTTAAGGGCTTAAATTTGCTTTGTTTTCGTTGGTTTTTCAACAAAGCCTTATAATGTTTTGGGTCGTATAAAGCAACGTAAAGATCTGGAATGCCTATGCTTTTAAGTCTTCTCATCGTGTTGAGCGTTACGTTTTTTGAATCAGGCTTAGTAATCACAATCTCATTTACTGATAAGTCTTCTGAAATCGTAATTTTAGAAATGTAAAACTTCATGCTTCAACAACCTTTCCGCTCTTTCGAAGCTGCTCGCAATAAGTGATCAATAGTTCTTCTACGATTTCATCGTCAGACATTTCGCTCTTCTGGTCAAAAGGAAACATCGAGCTTAATTGCTTTGAGTTTTGGATGCTTGATAGCAGAACAAAGCCACCAATAATTGCGGAACAAGTATTCTGAGAACGACTAATTGTAGTATCCATGTCAACTCCGTTGTTTAGTAGATTTTTATTCACCCGCTCACCCGCTCCAGGTTGTGCCAAAACATAGCAGTAATAACGTCGTCAAGAAAAACGTTAATGGTTCCATGAACGTAATTTGGCTCTGAAACAACAACGCCCAACTTATCATAGCCGACTACACGAACATAATCTCCAATCTTCACATTGTTCACGTTACTCACTATTCACCTCCGAAATTACTTTTAGTGATTCTACATTATGATAATGATATCTGGCATCACCAAGTTGTTTTATCGGCGGAAACCAGACAACCTTAACCATTGAAAAGGCATGCTCACCGACAACTATACCAAGCCTACCTTCCATTATTGGATCAAAGATTTTATAAACGACTAAAGAACCAATTTTTATCTCCTTTGTTTTCATGGCGAGGATAATGTAACCTTATAAAGATTCTTTGTCAAGGAAAAAATGCCTTCACGTATCCAACAGGAACCTTGATAAGCATATACCTCCAGCCAAGCCACTTAGACCTGTGAAGATCTGACCTCATCTGTGGAGTCAGAGGCTTCGAGGGCTGATCGACTTCGATGTAAAGACATACATGATTGCCCCCATCATCAGTCTCAAACTGAACCGAGAAAGCACCGTCAAAATGGTCCACAACGTGGCTACTAAGAGTCTTTCTCACCTCTTCAGAGGTAGCCTTATCTCCAGCAAAAAATAGACTCGACATTATACTCTCCTTCTTTTTTTAGGGGTTCTTGATTCGCTGTTCAAGCAAATCATCTTTCATGTGGTTCATTAACTTAACTAACTCGTTTAGTTGTGTCAAGCTTAAAGTAAGAGAAAATCTTGTCCCGAAATGAATGGAGCAGGTATTATTTGGATTAATAACATAGCGAACGAATAAAGGTCGATAATGACCAACATCAATGTTTAATGTTTTATCAGAAATAAACATGTGATTCTCCTTATAAAGTAGATATTAGTTCGGTATATTTCTCTATAAAGAAAGTGCCAAAAGTATCAATAGTTCCGTTATTCCAAATAACTTGGTAAATAGGCAATTCTTGCATGTCGTCGTTAATGCGCCCTAGTACAATAAAAAATGAAAATTCTTCATCTTTATCTACGTGCGTTGGGCGATACATATAAAGCCCACCGATATGTATACTTCTTTCTTTCATAAGAATAAAGCTTGTGGTGGGATTCGAACCCACGACGCGGTTTTATCCATCCAGCTTACAAGGCTGGTGCCATCGACCACTAGGCGACACAAGCATGTTTGTTTTGTAGAACATATAATAAGTAGGATAATAAGGACAAGGGCAAGCAGTTGCTTTCTTTTTTATTCCAAAATTATTTATTTGGATTGACCAGCATTCACCTGAAAGCATCTTGTAAACTTGAAAGTTATAGTCTTCAACCCAATAAGTTGTTGGAGGCTCGTATTCCCAAAAGATACCTTCATTTATTAGCGATACTTCTCCTTCTCCGTAAGAATAAATATAACAGCTTTCTTCTTCGCATTCAACTAGTTTTATGCATCTATCTGTAAAATACTTGTCAAGTACAACAAGATTATTAGAGAAATCATGCGTTTCTGAAGTATAATCTATCTCTTCAGCACAAGTGAATAAAAGAAGCAAAGCTAACACTACCCCATTCCACCTCGCTTGTCAAACATTCTTTCAACTGAACCAGTGAAATGATGCGGAATCATGTTCCTAAGAGATTCATAGTTACGCTTTGAAATAACAGTCACAGCATTAGCTTGACCGCATTCAAGACAAGTATCGTATCCAAGATGCTTACGACGAATGTTATACTCTTCACCGCACTCTACACAAGTTGCATTTTGCATTTCTATCTCCTGTTGTAAATAGTGCGTCGGGCGGGACTTGAACCCGCATATCTTCTGCTTATAAGACAGACGCCTTCACCATTTAGCTACCGACGCAAAGTACATCCAGCAGGACTCGAACCTGCGACCTAAAGGGTAGAAACCTTTTGCTCTAATCCACTGAGCTATGGATGCTTGTTGTTCTCACTTTCTTAATATAACCTGTTCTTAGATTTTGTCAAGAACTTTTTTAGATTTTGATCATGCCAGCCTTAACAGGATCAAAATTATAAGGAAAAACAGTAGCTTCACTGTATTTAGCGCCGGTCAGGTCAGCGCCGGTCAGGTCAGCGCCGGTCAGGTCAGCGCCAATCAGGTTAGCGTATCCCAGGCTAGCGTCTCTCAGGTCAGCGTATCCCAGGCTAGCGTATCCCAGGTTGGCGCCTTTCAGGTCAGCGCCTTTCGGGTTAGCGTGGTTCAAGTAAGCGCCGGTCAGGTAAGCGTGGCTCAGGTTAGCGTGGCTCAGGTTAGCGTGGCTCAGGTTAGCGTGGCTCAGGTTAGCGTTGATCAGGTTAGCGGCGTACAGATCAGCGCTGATCAGGTTAGCACCAATCAGGTCAGCGCCAGACAGGTTAGCGGCGTACAGGTTAGCACCAATCAGGTCAGCGCCAGACAGGTTAGCGCGGGTCAGGTTAGCGCGGGTCAGGTCGCTATTTGAAAAGTCAGCTTCTTTCAAGTCAGAGTCTTGAAAGTTAAAGTTTTGAAACCAACCGTTTGATAGATTCATGACCTTTTCCTCTTTGATGCTAACAATGTAACCCGTTCTTAGAGATTTTGTCAAGAACTTTTTTTATTTTATCTACTGCGAGTTTCCAAGCTTCTTTACTGTAAGGTTGCCCACGCAGATAATAAGATTCATAATCTCCATGAATAATTGCCGGTCCTTCAATGCGATGTAAATAATTATCTATCCACCATTCTTTACGTCCAGTTTTTGTGTTTTCACGCGCTGGACCTTTTCTTGAGTGAATAAACCCATTTAAATATCTTATTATTGTTCCATCTTTTTGAACTTCAGACCAGAAATGGTATCTTTTACCATCAGTAGTGAATACTACATAATTATCTTCATCAACAAATTCAAAAATAATCCCCATGTTGAAATCGGGATCATCAGTTATCAAATCGCCTATCTTCATAAGTTGGGGCAGCAGGACTCGAACCTGCAACATACGAAATCAAAACCCGTGGTTCTGCCAATTGAACTATGCCCCAATAAAGTAGTCGAGGCGGGACTCGAACCCGCACGCCATTACTGGCACCTGATTTTGAGTCAGGATCGTCTACCGATTCCGACACTCGACCTTGTTTATTTAATTTATCCTATTCATTTTTATTTGTCAAGGACTTTTTTTGTTTTTTATTCTGTAGATGGGTGATAAATCAAATGCTCACCTTTTATAACCGCAGCAATGTTATAAAACCAACCAGAAGCATGATACCTAGGCTTAGGCAGGAGCGATACAGCATGTTCGTAAGCTTCACGCGGGAATAAAGGTCCATCAAAAGCAAAAGAGTGGCTAAATTCGCCCCCACGAGCCGATACAACAATCGCAGTCCAAGTCATGTGTCCTCCTTTTTACTTATTTAATTTATCCTATTCATTTTTGTTTGTCAAGGACTTTCTGTTAAAAAAGTTTTCGATGCGGGTTTCAAGATCACTTACCTTAAATCTAATCCAAAGATAAAAGCCAAACATAGCTACAGCATCAAGAAAAAAAGCAACAGTTAAAACAATCAGTAATTCTCTCATTATTCTTTCTCCAAAGATGAAATAACTTCCCAATAAGGAGAAGATTCATAAAAAGCACGCGGTCCCCAATACTGCTCTACAGAACCGGCGCAAGAGCCATTCATAGCGTACATTTTTTGATAAAGCTCGTTTTCAACAACGCCTTCTCCAAGATAAATATAATATATTTCCCCTCTTTGAAAAAAGGTTGTATATTTCAGCAAGTCGCCAATTTTAATCATTCTTTTCTCTTTATTCTTTTACATTATAACATGCTCATGGAATCTGTCAAGGCTTTTTTTCTATCGAACTCAAGATTTGCATCTCCCAGCAAGAAAAAGTCCTGATTACATTATCAAAACACTTTACATCATAAGCGGTAGATTTGTCAAATAAAAATACATAATCTTTTCTGATCTCAATAATCAAGCCTATATGTACTTGTTGATATTTTTCAAGTTCATAAACTGGAAAATGCACAACTTCCATACTGTATTTGCATACGACCAAATCACCTATGTTAAAACTTGGGATTGCCACTCAACATTGTTTCCTCAGCCAAGAAGAAGGATACCACACTTGTTTATCTCTAATACTTTCAGCAGTATAACAAGAAGGACTTTGATACCAGTAAACAAGAGCGTAGTCTTTCTTTAGGTGTTTGCCAAGTGAATCAGACCACCAACTTAAAGAATAAGTTCCATTATTCATCATAATCTCAAATGCTAGATTTCTTGGTAACCCAGACGAAATAACAAAATAATCTCTTAGGTTTCCAGCGATAGTATAGCGCCGGCTCCCTAAAGCTGCGTAATTTGGCATTTCTTCTTCAAATGTTCTGTAAAGCGCTTCATTTTTTCGCAAAAGAGTTTCTTTTAATTCTTCAATATCTTCAATTAATCCTGGTCGGATATGATCTTTAGGCTTTTTAGTGTCCAGCACAATACCAAGCCCTGGCTTTCTACGTCGGTACAAATAAACTAAATCTGTTGTTACAACCTTCATTTTATCTCCGTTGTTATTCTTTTAAAGTTGTTTTAATGATCTTTGCAACTTTGTTGCCAGATCGATAACGAACCATAACATCGCTCTTACCTCTGAAATGATTACGTAATTCGGTAAGAGAAGGTTTATCTAAGCCCATTGAAGATTCTAAATAAACACCAGAGTTGCCGCTGTTTGCAATTTTTAGTGCGTCTCTGTGGATAGCTTTAAGGGATGAGTATACGCCTCTAAAGATATCGTCACCATCAAATAAGCAATAAATATAAATGTTTGTCATTTCTTTTTACAACCTCCGCAACCACGATTAACGACTTTCTGTCGTCGCTCTTCTTTATTAAGTTTGATCTTCTGGAAGTTCTCGATTCTATCTTCGATCAAAACACCATTGGAAAGCGCTTTAATCTTTCGCTCTTCTAATTTGAAAGCGCCACAAACAACGATCTGTCGAGAAGGAATGTGAAGCAAATACTCTCCTGGGTATGCGGTTATATTATCTGCAAAATCATAAAACTCCATTATTCCTCCTGTAAAGTCATTTTCTTATCATAAGCGTTTCGTTTTAAGTCGCTTAATTGTTTTAGTACATTGTCCCTACGAAGAATCTTAAATGCTATGTTCTCAGATGAAAACTCGGATTCTTCTGTTTCCAATCCAGCTTTGCGCATATCTCTAATTTTACTTTTAACACGCTCAACTCGATCAATAGCTTTATCTAAATCTTTTCCTTTGCTGATCATCTGTGATATTTGATCAGCTTGCTGTTTGTAGTCCTCTGCTTTCTTGTTTGCAGTTTCAAAATCAATATTGATGTCGAGTTGTTGTGGCTCTACGATCCATTCATCATTAGTTATTGAATAAACACCTGTCGATTTGTGGTCCTCACCAGTGTTCTCAACATAAATCTCTACTTCAAAGTCGTGCAAAAGTATCCTGTGTTGGTCGTTCCAGCGCATTCTAGCCTCGTCAAAAAAAGCTTTGACTAACTGTGTATCTTTATTTATTTTCGAGAAGTCTACGACGATATGCAAATCAATATCAGAGAACCGTGACCAGTTATAGTTTGCCAAAGAGCCAGTAAAACGAATGTCTTGAATTTCAAGATTGTCAACTTTTAAGCCGTCGATAAAATCATTTGCAATCTGTAGCAAGCGCTCGCGGACTTCTGAATCTAACTTTTTATCTTTCCATAAATCGGGCTGAAGCTTGGTTTGTAACTGAAACTCTTCGGCTTCAGCTTCTTCTAATTGCTTATCAAACGTTACATGTTTTCCCATGCGCTTGGTGTATGGAGCAGAGTTTTTCTGACCTCCTTTACCAAGTAACCTGTTGCGATCCGAGAGGTAACGTCGGATTCTTTTTTTATAAGTTCCTGTTTCCTCAATACTATCCAAGTATTCTTTCCATTCATTCATTGTTCTTGCCTACCATAAATAACTTGCTCACCATCTTCAAAAGTAATGATTGTTCCATTGCCAGGGTGAGGAGTGACATGGATCTTTATAAAATCATCAAAAGCGTCGAAAAATGCAATAGAGCCTCTTGGTGCTGGAGTCAACCAATGAATGACAGTATGACCCGTAGCAAACACGGCACCTTCAATAACAATACCTTCTCCACTAACACCAGACTCATCTGACTGTCGGCAAACCGTAAAAGTACGAATACCTTCTGGTGCTCGGTTAGAAGGCTTCTTTGGCTTTAACGCCTCTGGTTCTGTTGATGTTTCGTTGTTCATTAGGTTTCCTTCCATTTAATAAGTATTTCATTTTTTACACGCCTTGTCAACCGTTTTATTTTATTTCTTTCCAGTTGATTTTAAACGAGGGCACAACAACAACCATATCTTCAAGTGCTTGGACTCCGTACATTGTTTTTCCTACGTCAATCGCAAGAACCAATCCAACATAATTACCTTCATAATCAAAAACTCCAGCCCCTGATGCACCAGACCAAGCATACGAGTGCATATAAACATAATCTCCTCTTGCATAACCAGCGACTTTACCGCTGAAAGTTAAAGGACCAGCGGAGTTTGGAAAACCAGTATAATAAAGCGGCGAAAAAGTCGCAAAAGATTGCTTCCATTTTTGTCCGATAGGTATATTGGCAAGTTTGATAGGATTAATTCCCTTTAACTTATCAACCTCAAAAACAGCATAATCTATTTCATCATCTCTTGCGACTATGTTTCTGCATTTTGAAAAGTTAGTATCGCCATAGATTATGTACGTCGAGTCGCATGGTCCCAAAATACCATGACTCACAGTAACAATATAATGCTTGCCTTTGATTTTAAAATACGTTCCGCTGGAAGAAGCCAGCCCTTCATCATGCACTGACATTACGCGAACAACACTCTGTCTTGAGTTGCGAACCGCTCTTGATTCATAATAACCAAGGTTGTTGCTTATGTTGTCTGCGTCCCTTAAGTCGCTAATTTCTGGTAACTGTACTGTTGTTTTTACTAAGCCGTAAGTGTAAGCAAAAGAAAGTATTGTCGCTAAAGCAAACATAAGGGAGCCGCGTAATATCTTCATCTTATTTCCCTATACTTGAAGTTGGTAACTAAAAAATACTGGTAGCTCTTTAAGCCCTGATTTTTTAGCAAACCAAATAAGGTCTTCGTTGCCCGTGATCTTTACTCTCCCATTTTTGCCAATAGCAACGTATACAGGCATTTGTGCCCCATTTTTAATGAAGTTTTTGTAACGACCATCAAAGTCGGTTGCTGTTCCTCTGTATTCTCGTGAGCAAAAATCCCAAAGCTCTTCTACTGGCATCATGACATGGTATTGCATTTCATTTGTATTTGTTGGAAAATCATACAATTGAACGCCACCTTCAACCCAATCAGCGACAACGGCATTTAAAGAGCCTCTTGGTGTTTGCATTGTTGGCAAGTATGGGTCAACTGGAGGAGCAGCATATCCCAATCCGCCCCACTCAAGAAGAGCGGCTTCAACAGCCTTAACGGGACCACGATCAACAACTTTAACGCCTTTAACATCTTTATTGACAGCCGGAACAAGAATATAATCTCTGTAAGTGTCTCTTGATTGTCTTCCGGTTAACTCAAATTTAATTGCGTACTCGCGATAAACAAGGTCTTCGCCTTTTCTTCTTTGGCGATCTGCGATGTGTTTAACCGTTGTTACTTCTCTGATTCCTCGGATTGAATTTTCAATTTGGTTATCTAGCCCTGAGATTCTTAAATCAACAAGAACGCCCAAAATAACTTCATAAAGTCGTAAGTCAATCGGATCGCGCTCTAAAAGTTTTTCAACTTCGTTGATGAATCGAAACCAACTATCTACAGCAATGCTCATATAATGTCCCTCATTTCATAAATAGTCGCTATTTTATGTATTAACGCGAATAATCGTCTTCAAGCCTGACCACATCATCCAACTCTGGCGTACTCACTTCAATTAACTCAACGTTGCACTCGTTCGCTCCAAAGCGATGAATCTGTCCAGGGGCTATGTGAATTGTGTCGCCTGACACAAGCTTGGTGATTTTGTCTTCTTCGTCATAGTGATAAAGCGGACCTTTAAGAACAAAGATTGTTTCTTCTTTGACCTCGTGGTATTGTTTTGAAAGTCGGTGCCCTGCTTTAATAAACAGCAATTTACCGCAATACTTATCTGTTAATGCCCAATGAATTTCAAAGCCCCACGGCTTTTCAATTTTTTGAGCGTCTTCCCATTCTACAAAACCTTTGTACTTCATCTTACCTCCATAGTACCTGTATTAATACTATCACGAAAGAAAGCAAAACGCAAATAATAGTTTTAGGAGTAAAAAAACTTTCACCCATGAAATGCCATGCTAAAAATGGAAAAACAAGATAAGAAAGAGCAAAGGCAAGGAAACGAACAGCCCAGAACTCTCCTATCTGATTAAAAGCTATTTTGCCCCCATACCAAAAGAAAATACCCGCTGGCAAAGAAAAAATAATTAATGCAAGAATAGGCTTATCTTTCCACCATTCCCAGATAAACTGAGAGTTCATGTGAAACCAACCTATCGCATGTCCTAAAGTTATTAAAAGGCATCCAAGTAATATTTTAGAAATTGACAATAGCTAACTCCTCGCACTTTGCTTTATCTTTGGTTGGCTTGCCGTAAGCGTCAAACATAAAGATTCTATTACGATTATACATAGTAAGAAGTGCGGGGTGGAACTTATATAAAATGATCCATTTCTTATTTATTTGTTGCAATGTTCTGAACAGTTTCTTGTGATTAATTGAATACATTTCTGGTCCTTTGCTTTTACCTTGCTCAAAGAAGTTGAAACTATAATTACCAACTGGTAGTAAAATATAATCTGCGTCTTTTGCGCTGACTATCGCTTCAAAAGGATCGTCAACTTGGTCAAGGTAAGGATAAAAGTTTTTTATCTTAAAGTTCTTGACATAGCTCAAAGCAATAGGGTTGTAATGATCTTTATTGATCTTGCCACAAGAAACAAAACCACTATCAGAGCACCTATTGAGCAAGAAAAACAAAGCAGATCTATCAATAGGGTATTTAAATTCAGTCCAGCTTTCTTGCAAATAAGTTAGCTGTGCTGGTGCGAGCGTAGGAAATAATGCATCTGCCGTTTGAGCTAATACTTTTGGCTCTGTAAGTAAGTTTACCCAGAACTCGTAGATAAAAGGCTTGTTTGTATGTGAGATTACAAAATGTCCCGCTTCGGCTAAAGAAACTTCGGTTTGCCCATCGAACAACAAAAAAGAACTGATTTTGCTTGCAGGCTTAATCAGTTCTTTTAATTTTGCTGTGCTTTTAAAGGTCGTGTTACTCTTCAAAGGCACTTTCATTATGCATCCTTTGGGCTTGATGATAAGCGGCTTCTTGAGCTTTATAAGTTAAATAAGATTGAGTAATAGCTCCAATATCAGTGTATAAAGCATCCAACTTTGCTAACTCTTGTCTGGCGGCATCGATCTCCTCTAAGACACCAACCGTCAGTATTTCTCTGTCAATGTTAAAGTTTGATAAATGAGAATGAGCTTCTATGATTTTATTAAACAATCGTTTAACCTCTGGTTCCAGTTCATCTAACTCTATTGAATATTGGATTTTAATTCTGCTCATCTTATCCTCTTAACAACTGCTTGCCAGAACGCTGAAGTGTTTCTTCAATCATAGCAGGAGAACCAACAACAATAACGTCGCTGTTGCCGTCCATAACTAATCGAGAAAACCTATGGTTCTTATCTAACCCTTCAGCTAATAGCCCGCTTTCATTTAATGACTTTGTTCTGTGATCTTCAAGAATCATCACAACACGCTCAGGATTAACAAATACTTCTCGCAAGCTGTTGTTTTTTACTTCTGTCAATCTTATTAACATTATGCCCCTCCTAAAGAATAACAATATTTTTTAGCCACAAACCAATACTGATTATTTACAAATACTGTTGTAACCTGATCTTCTCTGTGACCATACGATAAAATGTTTTTAACAAATCTATCTGTAATAATGTTTTCTTTTTTATGATCTCCCATGTAAATAGCGATCATGGGACGTTCTGTTTTAAGAACATTACTTAACTTATCGCAAGAGTATAACCAAACATTTTGTGGTATGTGCAATAAATCTCCATCCTTAAAGTTTTCCATTTTACTCTACCTGTATAATGCCGTAGTTAGTTGTGATTAGCGTACCAGCACAGCTAACTGCGTTTAGTAAAGCCGTCTTTGAGACTTTTACTGGATCTATAATACCACTCTCAAGCATGTTTGACAAGCGATTTTGTTTAAAATCCCAACCTTCTTGATCAGAAGATTCAAGAACATCTTTAACTATAATATCTGGAGATAAACCAGAGTTTTCAGCCATTTTACGGATTGGAGCTTGACAAGCACGCTTAATAATAGCGTGTGCTTCAGAGTCACCTTGTAGTCTCAAGCTTGCGCGTAGCAAAGCAGTTCCACCACCACCAACGATTCCTTCTTCTTGTGCTGATCTTACCGCTTCAAGCGCATCTTCAATTCTATGCTTTCTTTCTATCATTTCAACTTCTGTTGAGCCGCCAACTTTAATAACGGCAACACCAGACGACAGCCTTACAATGCGATCTTGTATTCTTTCGCAGAAAGATAAATCGCTGCTTTGCTCAATCAAAGCTTTAAACGTACCGATTTGTTCTTCAATACGCTCATAATCACCAGTTCCGCCAACAATAGTAATCTTTTCTATTGTGCTTTCAATTGACTTTGCGGATCCCAGGTGCTCTAGTTTAGCGTCTTTTAATTGCATACCACTTTCACGAGTAATAAATGTCGCACCAACAGACAACGCTAAATCTTCCATTATTGCTCTGCGCTCTTCTCCATAACAAGAGATTTTAATTGCAGCAGCGCGAATACCTGCATTTGTTTCTTTGCGCTTGACTGCGTTGTAAATTAAAGAAGCGAGCGCTTGACCTTCAATTTCTTCAGCAATAAAAATAATTGGTCGTCCAGTTCTATTCGCAACCTGAAGAATTGAAAGAATACTATTTGGATCTGCTTGAGATACACTTTCAAGCTTATGATCTGTAATTAAAAACAAAGGCTCTTCATAATACATAATAGCACGGCGCTCGTCATTAATAAAAGCTCCTGCTGCATACGAGCCTTCAAAGCGAAAGCCCTCAACAACATCTAAGCTTGTCTCAATAGATCTTGATTCTTCAATTGTAATCGCGCCGTCTTGACCCACTCGATCAACAGCAAGAGAAATCAAGTCACCAATCGCCTCGTCATTATTAGCAGAGATCGTAGCGATGTGCTTAATGTCTTCAATACTTTTGATTGGATAAGTAAGCTCTGAAAGGTTTGCTACAACTTCATTTGCAACTGTTTGTAAATCACGTTGTAATTCAGTTGGAGAAGAGCCAGCAAGAATATATCTTTGCGATTCAACAAGAATAGAGCGAGCAAGAACTGTTGATGTTGTGGTTCCATCCCCAGCCGTTCCGTTTGTTTCTACTGCTGCTTGTTTAATTAACTGCGCGCCAGCGTTTTCAAATGGATCGTCTAAATGAACAAAGTGAGCAACGGTAATACCGTCTTTGCTAACAAAAGGAGTTTTACCTTTTTCTTGTAGAAGAACTGTTCTTCCTCTCGGTCCCAGCGTTGAAGCAACATTATCAGCCAATATGTTGGCACCTTTAATAACTTTTTGTTGTAGTTTGTCTTCACTTGCGAAGACCATGTTATGACTCATTTTAACCTCTTGAAATAATAAATAGTTCGCTTGATTGCTTTGATTTATTCATGCCATACGCCCATTCGGCTTGCACTATTTCATAGTTTGAATATCGCTGACGAACATAATCGCAATCATTATAACATAATAACCAGTTTTTTCTACTTGTCAAGAGCGAATGCAACAAATCATGATCAAAGTTTTCATGCATGTCTCCGTTCTTTCCGTATAGCTTGCTTTTGGCTTCTAAAAAATAAGGAGGGTCAAGATACAAGAAACTTTTTTCATGGTCTTTAATGCTCTCCTCAAAGCTTTTAAAGCCTACTTTTAAGTTAGGCGCGCTAAAGTCAGATAAGCGCTTAATGCTGTTTGCGTTAAACCGACCATCAGCCGCTTGCTGTGAATAACCACCAGATAAAGTTGCTCCAGAGAAAGAAGAGCGATTAACTGCAAAATAAGCAGCAGCCATTTCAATTGACTTGCCGTCTTGTTTGTTGTAGTTCTTTAGTTTTTCTCTGAGAGCAGAAAAAAGTTGTTTGTTTATTGGATGATTTCTTGTAACAGCCTCTACAAGCTCTTGCTTGTTGTTCAGTAAACAATCCCAAAAGTTGTAAAGAGGATAAAACGCATCGTATCCCCATACTTTTCTTGTTTGAGATAACTTTAACTCTAATGAACCTCCACCTAAAAATGGAGCGCAAATATCTTTATTTGGAATGTAAGGCAGTAAATGCTTTACTGCACGAGTTTTGCCACCTGGGTAGCGTAGTGGTGATTTCAAGTTTCCTCCGTGTTATTCTGCTCTTGCTCCTCTTGCTCCTCTTGTTCGTCGTCTTTGACATCAACTTCTATTTCTTCGTCGTCTTTAGTACTTTTAACATCTTTTGGATCTAAAGCAACAACATTATCAGAAATTTCTGTCTCTGTATCTTGTTGAACTGGTGCTTCTGGTTTCCCAGGAGAGCCGAGCATTTCTTGAACCATTGCTTGCAGAATTCTTTCTTGTTCTTCATCTGGATATCCGATTGTAACAGTATTAGACCCTGGATCTACTTCTTTTAATGAATAACCTATTGCAGTTAATATAAATTCATTAATTTTTTCATATGGTATTTTTATGGATTCTTCTGAAGGAGCGGGCGACTGTAAATTATCTTCTACCATTTCTATTGCATTTTCTGGATTATCAACAATGTTTTCTATATTATTAAAGACATTGGTGCCAACACTCAATACGAGTGCCAGCAATCCAGCTATAATCGCTTTTTTGCCTCGCGTTTCTCTTCCGAGCATGTCTTTGGTTTTTTGTGCTGTTTCTCTCGCAAGATCTTCTTTTGACTCACCAGTTTCTTTAGAGTTAATGCTATCAATGAATTTGGAAAAAAAGCTTTTGACCGTGTTAACATCTGATTGCTCTGATTCGGAGAGTATATTTAAAAAGTCTATAAGATCATTTGCGATTTCAAATGATCGATCATTTATTTCTTCATTTGATATTTCTGCATATTCTTGTAAGGAGGCTGTTCCCTGCTCTATTCCAAGCCCTACTGATCGACCTTGACCTCTACTTCTGGCTCTAAATGTTACGTTGTTGTAGTTTTTATTAACCCAATCGTTTATATCATAATAAGAACCTGCTCCGTTTTCGTCCCAAGATAATAATCTGTTAGCGATAGCTACGCTTCCAGAGGGAAACTTGTGGTTTCCGGTCATGGCTTCCAATAAGAAAGCTTTTTTGAAATCGATCTTTAGAGTATGAATATTTATATAATCATATATCTCATTCAAAGCGTTTTTGCCCTTCGCCACGGATTCGGATCTCGGAGGCGGGATCCTCTGGGGTTGGGAACCCGCCGCCGCCCAGCGCCCCAAGGACGCCGATCTGGAGGGCGCCGATCTCAAAGACACCGACCTCCGACGCGCGAACCTCCGGGGCGGCGATTCAAGCGCATTTTTAACATTATTAAATAATGGATCATTTAAAAGCTGATTGTTCCGGGTAAACCCCAAAGCAATAGCCATAAAAGCTTTTGTTTCGGAGAACTCTGGACTTAAAAGTGAAGCTCCTTTCTTTTTAACTGATATTCTTAGAGTTTTATCATTATCATCACTTGCTATGTCTGTTTTTGGTGTTCTAGTAGCGGGAGCCCCTTCGCCTTTTGTAATTCCTTTATAAAATTTATAAATGTCAGTTAGCTTGTCTGCAGTCCCTGGTTTATCGTATAGTTCATGATTAGCAAGTTCCGTGCCCAGACCCGATCCTGTGATATTTGCAATGACGTCATTAGCAATGTTCTGCCACCCTGGATCCCCAATAAATATATCTATTAGTTGTCCCCTTTTGTTTTCCACTTGATAAATTCCAAGGTTTTCTGCTTGTGGCGGGAATGAGCTTGTGTGCCCATTAAGTGCTATGAGCAAGTTTCCTTCGAACAATTCAGATACATTGCTGTCGCTTGAACCTCCGCTAAATGTTATATTGAATCTTTCGTTTATATCTTCAGTATCTGAAGAGACTGTTAAGACTCCTCCTACATTAAAATCTCCTTCGTCGGTCTTGATGTCGAGAAGACCATGATTAGGATCTATTTTAAAGGTCCAGCCTTCATAGGTTACGCCGCCGTTTTTCATAAGATTATTAATAATAGCATTTCTTTTGGGGCGTGATCCCATGTTGCCTATTTTGATAAGATTGCCAATATGATTGGCATATCCCTTCGGCTTGATGTATTTTATTGGAAATATAATTCGGTGCCAGGTTGGCAGCTTCTTGATGTTATCTCGTGTGAACGGAACTTGTTGCGACCCGCTCTGAACCACTCTGCCCACAAATACAGCGTTTTCTCTTCCCGCGCCGATATCAAGGTTGGGGGGATCTGGAACCTTCTTCAAATAATCCATAAAAGCGTTGAATGCTGCTTCACGCCTTTGCTCGTATTGTCCTCGTTGGGGGGGGCTGTAAGACGCCGTTTGTCTGACGACTTGACCGATTTGGGCGAGACGCGGCTGAGCGTCAATGGTTGATTCCTTAAAGTTGCCATCTGCAGTTACCGACGCTCGCACATCATCATTGGGACCGAATGTAAGTGATACTCGACTAGGAAGATCAGATACCACCTCGGTTAATAAGCCTTCTTGAGCATCCAATTGTTCGTTAATTAAACGCAACATCATTTCAAAAAGATATCTATTCATTTACAAAGTTCCTTACACGATTATATCAGCAATCCCATATTCAACTGCTTGCTCTGCTGATAAATAGATGTTAACTTTTTGTTCTAGCAGTCTTTTTAGTTGTTTTTTGGTCATTTTTGTATCTTCAACAAGCCGATCAATATAAAGTTCTTGAAGGTCTTGAATAGCTTCCATTTCATTTACAAGAGAATGTAAAGATCCATGATTGCCAGCAATAACAGAATGTAACATAACTCTACAGTTGCGACCAATCTTTCGCTTGCCTTTTGTGCCGCCAGCTAAGATAAGAACTCCAGCAGACATAACCTTGCCCATGCCGATAGTGCTGATATCAGTATCTTGCTCGATTACTTTCATAATGTCATAAAGAGCAAACATATCGTCAGCGTTACCACCGTATGTTGAAATATAAAAATCAATATCTCTTTTTTCTTTTGATGCCTTGTTAACTTCATTCATGTAAATAAGACCTGTTACAATCTCTGATACTTTCTCGTCAACTACATCTGAAAAAAGTCCCACTACTCTTAAGTCAGGCTCTTTTTCTCCAGGGTTGAACAACACGATTCTTTGATCGTTTTCGTTTATTGATAGCAAGTTTTTGATTTTGCTTTTAACTTTGTTAATCATTGTTCTCCTTAGTCATGAATTCAATGACGTTATCTTTTTTATCTTCAAGGTAAATCATGGCTTCTTCCCAATTCTTGAACTCAACAAGATGAGAAAAGAATCCTCCATGTAAATCAATTATCTCACGAATGTACTTTGAAGTAAAGCTTTTAATTTCGGCTTCAAAGTGAGCATTATAAGCATCTTTGTTTTGTTCACTTGCGGTTGGACCAAGCAAAAAGATCCGATAATTATGAGCATAATGCATACTTTCTAATGCTTTTATAATAATAAGTAGTCCTACTGCTTGTGTCAGCTTTAAAATTTGAATACTTTTTTGTACTGCAACAAGAAAATAAAACACTTTGCAAGTATAGTAGCCAAATATAAAAAACAAAAAGTAAAATAACCAGGGATGTTCCAAGAGCAATCACCTCAAAAAAATAACCACCAGAATCTCTTCTGGTGGTTATAATATAACGGCTTTAAATTACTATGTCAAGTTATTTGGTGGTGAGTCTTGTAAAAATTCTCTCGGTTAAATCATTTGCCATTCTTTCTCTTTTCATTTTTGCTTTGACTTTTCTCATTTTGCTTTCTTTAAGAGCATCGGCAGCTTTTCTTTCTGCTCTTAGACGGGCGCGAACACGTCTTGCAATTCTCTCAGCTAGCATGTCTTCCTCATCACCCATTTCTTCATCGTCCATTGGAGGCATCTCCGCTGATAGATCTTCAACATCACCCCCTTCTGGCGGTGCCCCCATCTCGTCGTCCATACCAATTTCTGAACTGACATCTTGTCCAGTAACGCTCTCTAAAGCATCTTCAAGTGCTGACATGAAATCGCTAATGGAAATCATGTCGCCTTCAGCGCCCATACCCATATCCATGTCCATATCCATGTCCATTTCTTCATCGCCCATTGGCTCTTCTGGCATTTCGGCTGGAAGTTCATCGCCCATTGGCTCTTCCATATCCATTTCCATATCCATCTCTTCTTCTTCCTGCTCCATCATGTCGCGCATAGCAGGCTCTTTTTCTTCCTCATCACGCGTGCCTGGGGCATCATACATTTCGCTTAGTCTTTTGTTGCCAACTGGCGCAACATTGGCAAGCTTCATAAATCTACGAATTTCAGATTCTGTTAGTAATTTTTTACGAGCCATTATATTTCTCCTTAAAACATGAACTCAACATTAAATAGTCCTCAAATTTCATAAATGTTTTTTTAAATAAACTTTTTTATTTTATCTATTGCTTGAGACTCTATTTGCTTAACTCTTGCGAATGAAATACCTAATCTTTCTGCAACTTCGCGTAAAGTCATACTTCCGTTAAGATAAATAGACACTAAAGAACAATTTTGCTCTTTTTTATAATTAATCCAATAACGACACCCGTTTAATTCACAAGAAGAGCCATTATCCAAACAAAGCTTTGCACACGATGGAAGATGTGATTTTCTCATAAGTCAGGGTACTCCCCTTCTAGCATGTCAAAGATATCATCAATATCTTCTTCTGATAATGCAAAGTCTGATAGTTTTTGTTGTCCTTTTTGCCGTAGTTTTGCTTTGTCTGCTTTTCTTGTTTTTGCAACTTTTGATATCTCTTCTACATAGCTCAGTATGCGCTCTTCATCTTCTATCAGACCTGTAATAATGTGTCTAAAAAAATCAGATTGTCTAATCTTCATGTTCTTTAGTTTTAAAACCAACTGAGCATGTCTATGATCATTTTCTGTAAATACGATTCTTCGCGTAAGTTTACCATAATCTATCTCTGACGACATTTTACCACCTCCTATTAAGAATGTGGGTTCTACTTTCAGAAGCTCCAGCGCTTGTCTGACGAATAAATTTAGCACGCGATTGAAGCTGTGCCAAGTCTCTAGCACCAGAATAGCTAAAGCCACTAGTGATTCCTCTACGTAGATCTTCTAGAATGTCTATTACCGCGCCACGGAAAGGAACACGAGTAGAAATACCTTCTAATGAGTTGTAGCTTCCTTTCCAGTCGCGTTGAGCTTCTTTGGAAGCCATACCTCTATATTCTTTCCAACGACCGTCTGTGTCGTGGATAGTGCGACCTGGGGTTTCTCTTGTTCCAGATAGAAGAGAGCCGCACATAACAGCATCAGCACCAGCAGCTAAAGCTTTTACAATATCTCCGCTTGTTTTAATGCCACCGTCAGCAATTAGTTTTGCTGGGCGCTGTGAATGCGAGCAGTCTAAAATAGATTGAAAAGTTGGGACACCATGACCAGTTTGAATTCTAGTGGAACAAATTGAGCCCCCGCCGATTCCAACTCGAATAGAATCTGCTCCCCAATCAGACAAATCATCAAATGCCTCTAACGTGGCAACGTTTCCAGCCATAATGTGAACTGAGTCCCCAACGTGCAACCTAATTTGTCGAAGCGCTGTTCTAACTTTTGTATGGTGACCATGAGCTACATCAATACAAATAAGATTGGCACCAGCGCGAACGCTTTCTTTTGAGCGCTCTAGAAAATCTCCAGATACTCCTACGGCAACTCCAATATTTCTTTTAATATAAGAGCTATGCACTTTGGAAAGTTGGCAAGCAATATTTACTTGTCTTACTTGCTCTTCGATAGAATTATAACGGTGAATAATGCCACAGCCGCCAAAATCTGACAATGCGGCACCCATCGCACCTTCGGTAATTGTATCCATAGGTGCAGAGAAAATAGGCACGTTTAAACTTACGCCAAGATCAAGATCTGATGAAATATCAACTTCTGATCTTGAATCAATATCAGATCTGCCAGGAACCAGTAGCACGTCGTCAAATGCCAGTGCTTCTCTCATTGCTCACCTCCAATAAAGATTCTAATATCATCTCTGGTATACCAAGTTGTTTTGTGTGGATTTTCGGGCTCTGGAATCACTTTGATTCTTGGACGTGTACCTCCAACTTCCATCTTACAGATTGTGGGCACACCTTCAAAATTTAGAATTTTGGATGCGTCTTGGTAATCTTCAATATTAAACGCAAAGAAAAGAACATCAGGAAATTCTTCTGATACATATTCATAATCTTGCTTTAGCGCATGACAATAATGACAGCTATTGCTATAGAACTTAACAACAATCGTTGCAGGCTCTTTTACTTTGCCACTCATCATTTTCTGTAAAGCACTCTTACTCAATCGCTCTACCATTTAAAACCTCTTTTGTTTTGTTAATGCAGTCAGGGCAGAAAAGCGAAACATTATCGCTTTTCACCACAACACTCCATGACATTACCATTTCTTTATTGCTCTTGTCAAATGTTTTTTGGCAAGATAAACAATGATCTGGTAGTTTTCCAAAAAGATGAATTTGATCTGCCATGATCTGATTTGGGTCATTCTTTTTGCGGAGCTTTTCTGCTTCTCTGCGTTGTTTTCTGTTCATCGTGCTTCCATGACACCAATCTTTGGAAAGTTATGATTTGTACTGCGAAAAACAACAACAGCAGAAGGAAAAGGAGCAGAGTTCTCGCCATTTCCAAATTTAAGCCGACCACGGATAAAATAAATAGCATCAGATTTCATTACATAGTCATGCCAGTATCGTGTGTCGGTTCTTGCTGGGATAAGAGCAACAACTGTTGTATCATTTTTCTGCCCTTCTTCATAAGCTTTCTTAATCCAATCTTTAATCGCCCTGCCATATGGAGGGTTCATAAAAACTTTATTACCGCTCCAATCTTTGTTTAAGCCATCATCTTTTTCTGTATAGTGATTTCGCACTTTATAGTTTGATTCGTTTGAACAAGGATCGAGAGTGAATGGACCAAACTTATCTTCCAAGTAATCAAAAAAGTGCTGTGGAGTAGCCCAATCATTAGATTTTGAGCTAAACATCACATCTGTTGTATTTTTATCCACCTGTACTCCCAAAGGCTCCATCGCCTCGTTTAGAAATTGACATTGGATGTTTATAAAGCACATCTTCACTTTGTTCCACTGGTCTAAAAGTCACAACAGGAATCAATACAACCTGTGCAATTTTCATTCCAGCGTGAATATACTGAGGAGAGTTACCAACGTTGTGTAAGTTAACAAACACTTCTCCATCATAACCTGAATCAACTACGCACGCGCCAACCAAAAGCGAGCGCTTGGCAGCGTTTCCAGAACGATTCTTAACCTCAAGCATATAACCATGAGGCACGCCAAACTTTAGACCTGTTGCAAAAACTCCAGATTCTCCAGGCTGTAGAGTGACGCCAGATGTATAAGGATCGGGACAGTAAAAAATATCTAGACCAGCATCCGATGGATTAGCCCGAACTGGACTAATCGCATCTGGTCTGGTGCGATAAAACTCGATAATCATTCATCATCCTCATTGTCAAGATGTCCGAACAGCAGCTGAAAGTTGTTATAAACAGCATCAATGTCGAACTTGCCTTTGAATAGACGGTAAGCTTTTACAGCAGACCGAATCTCATCGGTGTCAAGCCAGCCCTGCTCTCGGTACTCTGCACGAAGCTCTCGCTTCTGCTCCTTATACGGCTCCATAGCTTCTTCAATAGCACGCAGGGATCGAATGTACTCCTGCACAAGACGCTTCTTCTCTTCGCTGTTAGCCATGATTTCCTCCTTTTGGCTATTATAATTTAACAAGATGCAGTCGATCTGTCAAATGGTTTTTGGTGATTCT